TTGCCTACATAAGTGATGTTGCGCTGAGTTTGCCGTTTGTGAAAATGTCCAGTGTACACATGTTCAAAGCCTTGAAAATGGTCGCCACGCAGTTCACCGTGTTCAGGCATTGCTACCATAGCATTCATTAAATAGCCTGGCAACTCGAAATGCCCGAACATATACTTGCCTCGGAGCTTAGGTATGCGTCGGTGATCTTCGCCAACTAGCCAAGGAGCAATGACCACATCACCATCGTGAAACCAATCATTAACGATGCGTACTCTAGAAAGGTGGCGTGCCCATTGGACGCTTTGTACATCACGCTTGTCGCGATAATAGAGATCATGATTGCCCGGAATAAACAAGACTTGATCAAAGTTGTCATTTAAATGCTCCAATCCTTGCAGACTGTAGTTCAAAGTTAGAATATTGATTGACGCCCGATTATTATGGTAGTCGCCCAAGAAAAAACAAGTTTCGCAACCTTCTTCTCGGGCGCGTGCAGTGGCCCATTTGATAAATCGCAGGCAATCTTCGTTGTGTATGGTGCTGTTTGACTTTAATCCAAAGTGAATATCAGTCAAGACCATGGCTTTTTTGAATAAGTTACTCATACACAGATTATATGAGATTCAACCAGCAATATCAATCATCCATGTGACCTGGTTTATCCAAACCCCATTCATATTGTCTGGTAAAGCTGGGTGTCATGCCATTTGCTTCCAGGATATCATCACGAATACTTTGGTTGCGTTTTTCAGCATGCAGTATTCTGGTGAAACTGTTTGTAATTGCTGCGGTATAATAGCTGAAGGGGTTCTGACTTTTGCTTTCATCAAATTTCAAACCATTATAGCTGAGTTGCAGCAGTGCTTGACCACGCATCTCGTCATTGTACGTGTAACCACGCCAGTTACTGCGAGTAGCATAACGTTCACACAGCTTGATAAACATGTGAGCTAGTTTGCGTGTGATTTGTCCATGATCTTTGCAGAATTCACCTTGAACTAGGTCTCCTTGCCAATGACTCTTGCCTACACAATATGGAATACCTTCTGCTGTTACTTTATAATGCATGAACGGTGGAAAATTGCACTTTACATGTTTGTTGTGTGTGGTGTCTGCTTCATCGAAATCAATTAACAATGGATCTTCGTCGTCTTCAATATCCAAAGCTATCATTCTGGCTCGCTTGGTTTTGGCATCATCCAGTGGAATATGTTCCCATGTCATGATACGAAATACCACATCAGTATCTGCGATTGATTCTAGGGGAATTTCAAATTCTTCTATTTTGCGTTTGTCATTTTCATCTGCTGCCTGTGCTGTTGCGTGTGCTAGCTTAGCTAGTCGTGCAGAACGATTTGTTCTGCCTTCTAAAATAGTCTCAGTACAGATCAATGTAATATCATCAAGAATAATATCATAATCTGCATATTCAGCATCAATGAAACTGCAGTATGTGTTTTTGCTTTTGTGTATTTCTTTTAATATGTCTTTGTTGTTTAGATAGTTTGTTTTCATCCTTGTTCCTTTAAAGATCGGCCATGCTAACACAGTTTTTTCTAGATGTCAAGCTTTAATATTCGCCGTTTATACACACAATAAATAATAATATCCATCAGGAATAAATCATGGCTCTGAGCACCCTCGAACTACTAGGCATCAATGCAGCAGCAGGTATAGCAGCACAAACTGCTGTAAATGCATTTTCTCCTACTCCTACAACAGGCACATTATCTGGACCAACTAGTTCTGTATATGCACCCGGCTATAGCAATAATTATCCCAGTGGATTTTTACCAGATCCCAGCAGTATGAGAATGCAAGCTGCAGGCTTATTTGCCGGCGGTTCTAACACAAACGTTTCGCCTGGTTTAAATGTAAATCCAACAATGGCTGGCGCAAGCACTGAAAAAGATTGGAGAGTCAAGATTTCTCTTGCTGACTGGAGTATATTTAGTGATTCAGGCACAGATTTAATATCACCGATCGTCAGAACCAATGGTGTGATATTTCCATACACTCCAAGTATATCTACCACACATACAGCTAGATATAATCAGCAAAATCTTACTCACAGCAACTACTCAAACTATTTTTATGAAGGATCTGAAGTAGCAGCATTAACAATCAGTGGAGATTTCACTGTGCAGAACATTGATGAAGGCAGATATTTGTTGGCAGCGATATATTTCTTTAGAGCAGCTACCAAAATGTTCTTTGGCAATGACAACTTAGCCGGCAATCCACCTCCATTGGTTTTTTTAGATGGATTTGGTGATTATTATTTTCCACATGTGAGTTGTGTATTAACGAGTTTTCAACACACAATGTCGGGTGATGTCGATTATATTCAAATACCTGTGTCTGCTGGTGGACTGCCAGCGGTATCAACTGCCAGTGGCCAAACAGTCAGACTGCCAACCAGCAGTCAACTACAAGTAACAGTTCAGCCAGTTTATAGTCGCAAGAATGTTTACAATAATTTCAACCTCAAAGACTTTGCTCAAGGAAAATTATTGCGTGGTAGAGGAGGATTCTTCTGATGACCGTTCAATACAGTAAGGTCAGCCCATATTATAAAACTGGTACCTTTGGCAGTTTTTTAGATATATTGACTTATAGACCTATTACAAAATATTCAGATGATGTTCTATACACTATTGATAAGATGTATGAATTTAGACCAGATTTGCTAGCATTTGACTTGTACGGTGACGCTGCATTATGGTGGGTATTCCGTGAAAGAAATCCTAATACCATCGATGATCCAGTTTTTGATTTTCGTAACGGCACTAGCATCTATATTCCTAAAAAACAAAATCTTGTTTCAGACTTAGGTATCTGAAATGGCTGTAGAGCAAGATTCATTAATTATTGATGCAATCAATCAACCTAATAACTTTAACGCATCTTTATTGTCACCAGAGGAACAAAAAAATGCAGCAGCTAGTCTTTATCCTATAGATTCTGAATCTACTACTGTTTCTTCGAGCACACCTAAGGCTTCAACAGAAGATGCAGCAGCAACTAAAACCACAAATTCCGCGGTTAATGCTGGCAATAATGAAACACCTAGTCCTGTGCCTAACCCATTGCATGCTTATCCAAACTACACTTATGGCCTAACTTTGCATGCATTGACTGCTGAAAATTTTAATACATTATCTAAAGGTGGTCCAAAACAGTTTAAGCCGCAAAAAACTCTTATAAGTTCAGCCAGCAGATATCATGATAAAAGATTGCCTAGTTTTAAAGATGATTTTTATTTTGATAATTTCAAAATGTCTACAGTTATAGGATTGAATTCCCATTCCCAAGGCACAAACGCAATACAGCTCAGCTTTACTATAATAGAACCATATGGATTGACTTTGTTGAATCGTTTGATTGACATAAATGTTCAAGAATTAGGTGCAAACAATTATCTTGATATACCTTATTTGTTGGAAATTAATTTTTTTGCATATGATGACAATGGTAAAATTGCAAATTTAGCTGAGCATACTAAGTTTATACCAATTAAATTAACTGAAATGAAAATAAAAGCATCTGTCAGGGGTGGTGAATACGCAATATCTGCTGTGCCATTTAATCATACTGCTTATATGGAAAGTTCAAGTGCTAGCCCAGCAAACTTTGAAGTAATAGCAAAGACTGTGCAAGAATTTTTTTCTTCTGATAGTCTTGATTCAAATCAGCTTAAACAGATCAATGACTTGGTGCCAAACCCACCCAAAGAAGGTGTTGATTCAGCACAGACCACAAACACTGATGTCAGAACAACTACCACTGGAGAAAAAAGCAAATCTGAAGGCACAAACACTGCAGATACACCTGCGCCTACACCTCGAATCACAAGTTTTGTGGCTGCTTATAACGCATGGCAACAACAAGCAGCTAAAAATGGCGTACAAGAATTTGCTGATGAAATTAAGGTAGAATTTGATTCTGCTATGAAAACCAATATTGTATATGCTAAGAAAAACCCTTCTGATAAAGCACCAATAAAAGGCACTGTAAGTGCCGCGGATCGAGCAAAAAGCAATAATCCAGATACTCAAAAAACTAGACCAACAATTGGGCCAGATTTTGAAAGACAGTCATTTAATATAAATGCCGGCACATCATTGATGACTTTGATAGGTCAAGTATTACTGAACAGTCAATATATAACAAATCAGATACTTGATCCAACTTTGAGCAGCGATTTGCAGAATTCTTCATCTGTGGTGGACAGTGATTCTTTTTCTTCTGCAATTAAAAAACAAGCTATCAATTGGTATAAAATTATACCTTCAGTTACATTAGGCCCATTTGATAAAAAAAGAAATCAGTACCAAAGAAAAACTGTTTATCATGTAAAAACATTTAAGTATCACAATTCTAAAGATAGTAGGGCAAATCAATCATTTCCGGATGGTTATGCTAAAAAATATGATTACATGTTCACTGGCAAAAACAACGATATTATAGATTTTGATATAGACTTCAACACTCTTTATTACACTGCTGCACAATCAGATTTGAGCAAGACTCAGCAAACAGCAAAACAACAAGACAACGAAACACCCAATAGTTCAAATTCTCGTATTAAAATAAATGGATCAGGAAACAGTGTGACGCCAGTGAGTTTCAAACCTGTTGCAGATCAAGTTGGAACTGGCATTTTGAACGCATCAACTGACAGTACAAAAAAACAAGCTCACAGTGTGCAAGAAAGTTTACTCAGTACGCCACGTGGCGACATGCTCAATTTAAAATTGAAAATAATAGGTGATCCTCATTTCATAAAGCAAGATGACATTTACGAAAATCCCAGTCAAGAAAGTTATGATGATTCAAAAATGTTATTAGTGAATACCAACAGCTTGGTTATGGACGCAGCTGAGATTTATTGTTATGTGACGTTTAAAACACCGGTAGATATTGATGAAACCACCGGACTATTGCGAAAAGATTCCAAATATTCTGAAAGTGTTTTCAGTGGATATTATAGAGTTCTTACTGTAGAAAGTGAGTTTGTACAAGGAAAGTTTACACAATCTTTAGAAATGGTAAGACAGTTTAATCAACCTGGCGATGATAAATCTTCAAACGCCGATCAAGTTGAAAACGCAACAAATGCAGATAATCGAAACACTGATAAAAATCTTGCAGAAGGCAACAAAATCAATGATCCTAAAATCTCGCCACAGCAAGCAGATTCTGGCAATCAAACGGCAGTTTCTACAACCAATAGCTCATCTACTGTAAATTTATCAAAACAAAGCAGTAGTTCAACTACAATAGCTACCACCAGTGGCGGTGGAGCAACAATCACACGAGCAGACGGCACAGTCACCAAGCTAGCAGATAATCCAAACCAAGCACAACGAGCTAATGCCCAAGCAATTACTGAATTTAATGAAAATACTAGTCAAGATCAAAGTTTATCAAACATAGTGAACAGTGATTTTGTGGTAGGCATATAAAATGAACAAGAGGTTAATCAATGGCTGAAGATAGACGCCAAGGTAGAAAAACGCCGATTCACACTGATCGAGAAAAAGTAGCAGGCACAAAACTAGATGCTGCCACATATATAGGGGTTGTCAAAGACAATTACGATCCGACTCGCAGTGGCCGACTACAAGTGTGGATACCAGATTTTGGTGGTTCTCAAAATGAAAAAACAGAAAACGATCCAGCATTTTGGCGAACTGTAAGTTATGCAAGTCCTTATTTTGGTGCAACATATCAGCCATCAAAGTACGAGAACAATGCATTTGATAAAGTAAATCACACATATGGCATGTGGATGATTCCACCTGACATAGGCAATCAAGTATTATGCACATTTGTTAATGCTGATCCAAGCAGAGGATATTGGTTTGCTTGTATTAATCCTACACTAAGCCATGGCATGGTTCCGGGCATAGCCACAAATCCCAAGGCAGATGTTTCAACTGTATCTGATTATTTCAAACCAAGTCTTGACATTAATGGGGCAAAACCACAAGTCTTGCCAGTTGTAGAGTTTAATGAAAATGCAAAAGATGCAATCTCAGATAACTTTTATAATAATCCTAGACCCATTCATGAGTTTCAAGCAAATATACTGTTTAAGCAAGGCCTAGATATTGATGGTATACGAGGAGCTATAACCAGCAGCAGTCAGCGTGAAACACCCAGTCATGTATTTGGTATTTCAACACCTGGCCGTGCTTATGGCAATGATCCTGCTGATGATCCAGATTTTCAATATAAAGTGAATCGCGGTGAAATTGATGATAACACCTATGCAGTTCGTGCTCGAAAAGGCGGCCATCAATTTGTCATGGATGACGGTGATTCAATGGGTAAAGACCAGCTGATTCGATTAAGAACAGCAGGCGGTCACCAGATTCTTATGAATGATAATGAAAAGATACTTTATATTGCTAATAGTGAAGGCTCAGTTTGGATTGAGTTAGCAGGGTCAGGTCATCTACATATTTTTACTGCAGCTGGATTTAATTTGCACACACAAGGAGATATGAATCTTCATTCTGGTAAAAATGTCAATATTCATGCTGAAAACAATATAAATCTTTTTGCTGGAAACGAATTTAATATAACAGCTTCCAAAATAAATGCCACTGGTTCAGATAGTATATTGGCTTTTGGGGGCAAAGTAAATTTTGGCTCAGGCAGTTTTATGAACATTGGCGCTAGCACTGTAAACATGGGTGCCAGCGGTGCTATACAAATAAACGGCAGCAAAATTGATTTGAACAAAACAGCCGGCGGCAACAGTATCGTTGGCACAGTTATACAACAAAATTCACACAACGCCACTGGTTTCATAAGTGATAAAAATGTTACTCCTCGTAATGTTTGGAGAGAAGTGGTAGCTGGTCAACAAAGTATTGTTTCTGTACTGCCACAGCATGAGCCCTGGACACGACAAGGATCCAATGGTTTACAAGTCACTGGCGATGCACCACTCACAGTAGTCAACAGCAGCATATGCCCACCTAAAAAAGGAGCACCACCCAATTATACATTGCCGCCACCAAATTCAGCAAATCTTGATAAAGGCAAAGTAAAAGGCCAACCTTATCCGTGGTCTACTGACAAACCTTTTATTGAAAAAGTTAAAAGCATCAGCAGCTCATTGAACTTGAATTATATTGATATGTTATCATGTATGAATTTAGAAACTGGTGGTACTTTTGATCCGGCTATTACTAACAGTCTAGGCTACACTGGTTTGATTCAGTTTGGAGTAGATGCTTGTCGAGCATGTGGCACAACAACCAAAGCCATCAAAGATTTGACTCGTCAGGATCAATGTGATTTTGTATTGAAATATTTTCAAATTAATCAACTTAATCAAAAAGCACCTACTCCAAGACTTGTTGACATTTATTTGACCATATTATGGCCTGCAGCAGTTGGTAAACCTGATGATTACGTAGTTTTTCAGCCTGGCAGCGCTGCTCAAAGAGCGAATCCTAGCTTTGATACAGCTAGAAAAGGATATACCACTGTAGCAGATGTGGCAGCTGCGATCCAAAGAAATCAAGATTCAGTCAAACAGATTCTAGCCAACGCTGGCGTGCAATCTGAAACTCAAACTGAAAATCGAGAAGTTTCTGATGGCACTGGCAATGTTATCAGCAGTACAAACAGTACAACAACATCTACTGAAGATCAAGGCATCACTGAAGCAGCTGGCAAAGCACTTTTTGGTGATACATGTCCAGCAGAATGGCTGAATAAATCAGACAATTATAATCCACCTGGTGGAATCGGAGATTCTGCGCCTCAATTTAATCAGATTCAAGTAAAAGCCATGATGAGCGAATTGGGCTACATGGAAAGCCAATGGAATTATTCTAAAACAACCAATGATACCACTGTAGGCAAGTATCAAATAGATTCAGAATATCTAGCAGATTCTGCCAGAGCATATATTAAACCTGACGCATATAAACAATATGGTGATTCAGCTTTACTTCATGATGAAAGTTGGACAGGCAAAGATAGCATAAACAATCTAACGACGTTTCTGGATTACAAGAGTACTCAGGATGCAATACAGTTAGATGAATTTACTGCAAATTACAATGATTTAAAAAATAATGGTGGGATAAAATCCACAGATGATATTTGTACAGCAGCTGGCATGTTGTTTGTCGCGCATTATTACAGAAGTGTAGATAAAGCCAAAACATGGCGAGACAAAAATAAAGACAGTATAGCTGCAAACTACTTTAACCACGGTAGATACGCAATTGATGTTTTATCAGCTAATGGTGCAGTAGCGTCAGTGGCAGGCACTGGTCCAGCTGGTGAAAATACCAGTGGCATAAATCCTGATGATGTATTAGTGTTTACAGCAGGCAGCGGAGATCGTGCGCACTTTGATCAACTTGATGGTGCGTTCAAAAGTGCTATATTAAAATTAGCTCAGGATTATAAAGATAAAACCAACAGTAAAGTTACAATTACCAGTGCATATAGAGCACAAACTGAACAAGAAGCAATTTATAATAAGTGGCTAGCAGCTGGCGGCGGCCCAGATAATCCAACTGCTGCGAATATTACCACACCAGCTAAACCTATTAGCCAAGGCGGCAAGCTCAATGCACATGGCCAAGGAATCGCTATTGACAGCAGTCAGGCAGAAATTTTAGCCACATCATTTAATCTAAGTGATTATGGCTTAACATGGGGAGGCAATTTTGCAAAGCCAGATAAAGTTCATATCAATTTATCTAGCTATGTGCCGAAATAAATAATATCTATGACTATATACAACGGTTTTTCAACATACAATCGAGTTAAAAAGTTTAGAGTAACAGACTTTGAACTTGCTAAACAAGATCTTATAAATTATCTTAACACCAAAAAAGGTGAGAGAGTAATGCAGCCTGATTTTGGTACCATGATTTGGAGTAGTTTGTTTGAGCCATTTACTGAAACTTTGCGACAGTCCATCATTGATGATATCAAGCAAATAATAAATTATGATCCTCGGTTGGGTGTAACGCAATTTGATATCACTGAGCAGCAATACGGTATTCAAATCATGATAACATTGGTCTATCGAGCTACAAATCAAGTAGAAACTCTTATGTTACAGTTTGATAAAAATTCACCAGGTACCACCAAAGTATTTTCAGTTTCCCAATAAAACCCGTGTTTCTTACAGTCATAAATAAGAGATACAGGATATTTAAAGAATGGCTATTACTAGAAGACAAACCAACCTATTAGTAAATCAGGATTGGAAACAGGTATATCAATCTTTTAAGGAAGCTGATTTTCAGAGCTATGACTTCGAGACTATTCGAAAGTCAATGATTGAATACCTAAGAACATATTATCCTGAAGATTTTAATGACTACACAGAAAGTAGTGAATATATTGCCCTTATTGATCTTATCGCATTTTTAGGGCAAAGCCTTGCGTTTCGCACAGACTTAAACGCTCGCGAAAATTTCTTTGATACTGCTGAGCGTCGAGATAGTGTTTTAAAATTAGCTAGGCTTATCAGCTACAATGCTAAACGAAATATGCCAGCCAATGGCTTATTGAAGATAGACAGCATTACAACCACAGAACGTATTACAGATTCAAATGGTTATGACCTCAGCAATTTAATTATTAGCTGGAACGACACGACTAATCCAGACTGGCAAGAACAATTTGCTACTATTTTAAATGCTAGCTTAGTAAACAGTCAGCTAATTGGAAAACCCAGTAATAGCCAGATGATTAACAGTATTCAAACTGATGAATATACTATTAATCTAGTTCAAGGTGTAGTGCCGACATTTGGGTTCAAAGCAGTAGTTGAAGGCAGTCTGATGAATTTTGAAGCTGTGAGTGCCACAACCGCCGGCCAAAGTTACATCTATGAACCTGAACCCAAGCCTGCTGGAAAATTCAATATTTTATATCGTAATGATAATCAAGGAAATGCCAGTGCTAACACAGGCTATTTTGTTTATTTTAAGCAAGGCACTTTAAACAATACATCATTTAACCTTTCACAAGCTTTGTCAAACCGTGTTGTAAATTTGAATTTTGATAATATCAACAACAGCGACGTTTGGTTATATGAATTAGACAGCACTGGTACCCCATCTACATTATGGACTCAAGTTCCAGCATTGGCTGGAATTAATATAATTTACAACCACAGTTCAGATAGAAATTTGTATCAAGTAAACACCAGAGCAAATGATCAAATAGATTTAGTATTTGGCGATGGATCATTTGCGAACGTTCCGCAAGGTGTTTATCGTTTGTATTACAGAGTTAGCAACGGACAGCGTTATAAAGTCACACCTGATGAAATACAGGGTGTGTTGATTTCAATTAATTATGTAAGTCGAAATAATCGTGTTGAAACGTTGACGGTTAGAGCTAGTTTGCAATACACAGTAGCCAACGCAGACATTCGTGAAGTTGCTGATGATATCAGAGTTAAAGCTCCGCAACAGTATTACACTCAGAATCGCATGATCACAGGTGAAGATTATAATATTTTTCCTTACACTAACTTTAACAGCATATTAAAAGTCAAAGCTGTTAACCGTAGTAGTGCTGGCGTAAGCAGATTTTTGGATGTTTTAGACGCTACTGGCAAGTATTCCAGCACGAATGTGTTTTGTAGCGATGGATTCATTTATCAAGACTTGCCAATCAAGAGTGTAAATTTCAATATCAGTTCACCAAACGATATAAACAATGTGATTTATAATGTGGTTAATCCGCTGTTATCAACTGTGGAAATTAAACAATTTTATTATACAAATTTTCCACGAAAAATCAGACCCGGTAACTTTAACAATATTGTTTGGTCACGTATATCAGTAGACACAAATTCTTGCTCAGGTTATCTGCAGTCCGGAGGTCAAACACAAAGTATCGGTAAAATTACTGATAGTGCATTAAAGTATGTTACGGTTGGTTCTTTATTGCGATTTGTAGCATCTACTGATGGCACCAAGTACTTTGATACTCAGAATCAAATACAGACAGGCACACCGGTATACGAAGGCGAAAAATTTTATATCTATGCTGCAGTTACCTCTACTAATTTAGGAAACGGCGTAAATCTCAGTGCACAAGTTCCTAGTTCTGCTGTTCTTGATCAAATTATTCCTGTGTTAAACACGGTACTGCCAGGAAAAACATTCACTGACGAGATGACCAAATTGATTCAAAGTTACAAGAATTTTGGCATCAGATATGATGTAGATTATCAAACCTGGAAGATAATTTTACCACAGGATTTGAATCCTACAGATACATTTAGCCTCACATATGCAGGAAATACAACAGGAAATGCATTGGATGCAAGTTGGATAGTTCGTTTTGGATTCAACGGCACAACATATTCTGCATTTTATCGAACTCAGCAATATGTATTTGGCAGTGTAGACGAAACCAGATTCTATTTTGATCCAAAAGTTAATGCATATGATCCACGCGAAGGAGTAATTGTGCATGATCAAATAAAGATATTAAAAATCAATAACAAGCCAGACAGCGCATCTCCGCTGACACAGGATCAAACTTGGTACATTTACAATAATCTGATAGATACCACGGGTTTTATTGATAATTCTAAAGTTTTAATCACATACACCGATTCGAATTTCGACGGCGTGCCTGATGATCCGGATCTGTTTGCCAATATTGTTGCTCCAACAGTGAATACCAGTAAAAAGTATGTGTTTTTTCAACATCAGCTAACCACTGACGGCTATGACATTCTGGTTCCCGTAGACAACAACAACGTTGTAACAGTTTATGCTACCTATAATGATATTTCTACGCACAAGAGTCTTTACGCTGCAGGTCAAATTTTTTACGCAACCTCTGAAAAAACTTTTTGGGTACTAGGAACAACCGGAACATTTCCGGCAACGGCAGACACTAGTTATGTGGCTGAAGTAGGCAGGCAAGACATGTATTTTCAACATCGACACAACAGTCCCGGTGAAAGAAGAATTGACCCTAGTCCAAATAATGTCATGGATTTATACATTTTGACCAAACAATACACACAAGATTATATTGCTTGGATAAGAGATACCAGTGGTGCAGTCAGTGAACCTACAAGACCCACCAATGAAGAACTTAAAATGGCATATGGTGCAGGATCAACCAGTCTTGAAAACTACAAAGCACTCAGCGATACGTTAGTTTATAACTCAGGAAAATTCAAGCCAGTGTTTGGTTTAGATATCAATAAAGTTAGATTAGAATATCAGGCTACATTTAAGGTAGTAAAGAATCCTAATGGAATAATTAGTGATAATGATATTAAAACCAGTGTGATATCAGCGATCAACACGTTTTTTGATACAGCAAATTGGGATTTTGGTGAGACATTTTATTTCAGTGAACTAAGTACGTATCTACATAATAAATTGTCTCCTAATATAGCAAGTATTATTATAGTACCTTCATCTAACAATCAAGCTTTTGGTAGTTTGATGCAGATCAATGCTCAACCTGATGAAGTTATTATTAGTGCAGCCACGGTCGATAATGTTGAAATAATTAGTGCAATAACAGCCACGCAGCTTAATCAAAGCTTGGCAAATGTAATACCTTGATGGAAATAATATGGCGATAAAGACAGTAAATTTCTTACCAGAGATATTCCGAACAGACACAAACAGGAAATTCTTGAATGCTACACTAGATCAGCTGGTTAGCCAACCTGATTTGCGAAAAGTAAATGGCTATATTGGTAGAAAATTTGCACCAACGTTCAAAAGCACAGATAATTATCAACCTGAGCCGACTACAGAACGTACAAACTATCAACTTGAACCTAGTATTGTTGTCAAGGATAAAGAAAAAAATTTAAATTTCTTTAGCAGTTATATAGATTTACTGAATCAGATAAAATATTACGGAGGTATCACCACCGATCATAGTAGATTGTTTGCCAGTGAATCATATAGTTTTGACGGCAGATTTGATTTTGATAAATTTATTAATTTCAGTCAGTATTACTGGCTTGAAAACGGGCCAGATGCAGTGGATGTATATGGTAGTGCTATTGAAAAAGATCGTACATATGTCGTGACAAGAGATCCATCGACCGGCAGTTATCATTTCAGTGGTCTAGGCACAACTCAGAACCCAACTTTGCACTTAGGCTACGGTGGTACATACAAATTTATAGTAAATCAGCCTGGGTATCCTTTCTGGATTCAAAGTGATCCAGGCACTAAAGGATATAGAAACAATCAAAAAAATGTCAGTACACGAGATGTTTTGGGTGTAGAAAACAACGGCATAGACAATGGCACTATCACATTTAACGTGCCTCAGCCAACACAACAAGACAAATATTTAGAAATGCCGTTGGTTGCGTCGGCTGATCTCAGCACTGAACTGCATTTCAGTGATATTCAAAACACAAATCTTAGAGTTTTACAAAAATCACCATTCAATGGCTTCGACAATGTAACTACCAATCTTGCAGGTAAAACGCTGATATTCATCAACAACGACACAGATGATGTGTTTTGGACAGGCAATGATTTGTATGATTCTGAAACATATGCTGAATCAGTGACACATCAATTAACGGTATCAACTACCTCTACAGATACTGTTATTACTATAGATAATGCAGCTGGGTTAAAAGTAGGCATGTATCTAAGTGATGAACAGTTGCTTGGCTCTGATATCAGAATAACCAACATTTCAGGAAATCAAATAACATTAAATCAACCAATAGGATTATTTTTAACTATTGGTATTTCGATATTGTTTACTGAATATAACTATTCATCATATCCTACAGTTCCAAATAGTCAGAGAAGAAGCCTATGGAAAATTACTTTGATCGGAGATCCCGGCGATCCAATTATCAGACTAATACCAGACGTACAAGTATTGGCAAATCAACGAGTGTTTGTCAGAAACGGCAGTGCGCGCGGACAGCTGACTTACTATAGAGATAAAGATACTGATTTTTTTGAATTAGTTCCTCATATAACTGCACCATTGCCCATTCTTTATTACCAAGACGGCATAGAAACTCAATATCAAGGTGAGATTGCACTTTCTGAATCTATTGATAACGTTATAGATGTAAGAAAAATAATTGGCAAGACAACTTACAAGAGTCCTAACGGAGTAGAATTCACTAATGGATTAAAAGTAAGATTTTCTACCGGAGTTATACCGAGTCAATATGTTGGCAACACTTATTATGTAGAAGGCGTTGGTACTGCTATAAGATTGTTAGATACCAATGATTTTATTAGTCCTGAAGGATTTGGTTCAGAAAAAGACTATATCACAATTAACAGAGGCAGTCAGGACCTAAATCCTTGGAGTAGAAGTAATCGATGGTTTCACATTGACGTTATTAAACAAACTGCTGCTTATAATAACTCCACACTTTTATTAGATCAAAATCTAAGGTCTAATAGACCAATTATCGAGTTTGATTATGATATTCAATTATGGAACTTTGGCAGAAAAGCCAAGGCACCGGTCAATATATTGCTTTTGACAAGTAATTTTACAGATGCGTTCAATGGCATTGAACTTCAAGAATTGGTCACACTTTCTCACGGCATAACTCTTAAAGACGGCCAAAGAATAATATTTGGCAATGATATCGACTCAACCGTAAAAAACAAGATTTATGTAGTGAAATATTCTTATGTCAATGGCAAATATGTTATTACTTTGCAACTCGCATCTGATGCAGAAGTGTTACCGTACAATAATTTGATTGCAGTTGATGGAGTTATTACTGATGATACCGTTATCACTGGTGTTGAATATTATTTTGATGGTGCAAATTGGTTGCCGTGTCAGGCCAAGTCCTCTTTGAATCAATCACCACTTTTTGATGCAATAGACAAAAATGGATATAGCTTATCAAATACAGATGTGTATGCCGGCAGCACATTTGTCGGTACTAAAGTTTTCAGTTACGCTCCTGGCACAGGCGCAAATGATTCTATACTTGGATTTCCTCTGAGCTATAGAAATTTTAATCAAATCGGCGACATTCAGTTTTTGAATAATTTTGACAACGATACATTTTCCTATCTGGATACTGTATCTAATACGACGGTTACGAAAAATATAAATTTTGTTGGGTTTATGAGATTCAATTCTGATCTAACAAATTACACGATCAAAAACATGTGGACTACTGAAGTAGAACCATCACAGCAGTTTCAAATTATCAGTAACATTTATGATGGTTCAAACAAATATTTTTTGATTGATATCACGCCTGCTATACAAGATAAAACTGTACCTCATTTAAGAGTTTATAAAAACAGTAAGTTGCTGAATTCTTCTTTGTATACACAAGAGACGATTGGTGTAAACATTTATATTAGAGTTGATGATACATCGTTGACGCTGGGCGATAGAATAGACATAAGAATTTATAGCACTGACGTAAGTCAAATTGGTTACTATGAGATACCCAAGAATTTAGATCTGAATACAGAAAATAAAAATTTTACTAGTCTGACGCTTGGACAAATGCGCAATCATCTTAGCGCACTGTATGAAAATACAACTAGAATTATCGGAACTTTACCAGGCGATAGTAATCTCAGAGATGTACCAATTAAGAAACAAGGAGGCAGTATCGTACAGCATGCTAGTCCTTTGCTTTATAGCGAATTGTTTCTGGTAGATTCAAATGCAAATTTAATAAAAAGTTTAGACTTAGCTCGACATGAATATCAAAAAATCAAAAACAAGTACTTAGAATCAGTTTATTTGTTATCAGATTCTGTTGATTTGACTGATATTCCCGGCGTATGTGATCAAATTCTCAAGAATATCAACCAAGTAAAAAACAAAGCATTTCCTTGGTACTACAGTGACATGATTCCCTATGGTGAAATTAAAAATACTATCACCTACACTGTTTTGGACGCAGAAATCAGAGATTATGAAATAAGCAATATTTTTGATGATACTGCATTGAGCAATCAAGCAGTTTTAGTTTATGTGAACAACGTGCAGCTTACCAAAGGTATAGATTATGTTTTTGACATTAATCGAGCTGGTGTGACAATAAACAATTCGTACTTGTTGAATGTAGATGATATTATCACTATAAATGAATATACTAACACAGACGGAAATTATATACCTGAAACACCAACTAAGTTAGGGTTATACCCCAAATTTATGCCTGAGAAGTATCTGGATGATACTTACCAAGAACCAGTGTATGTAATTCAAGGACACGACGGCAGTATTACGCCTGCTTTTGGTGATATACGAGACGATTTATTATTAGAATTTGAAAAAAGAATTTATAATAATATCAAGATCAATTATGCGACTAATGTTTTTGACATATACGATCATATACCAGGTAAATTTCGTGATTCAAAATACAGCATCACTGAATTTAATCAGATACTGACTCGTAGTTTTCTTAAATGGGCAGGTGCCAACAGAGTAGATTTTACAACCAACAGTTATTTTCAAGCTAGCAATCCATTTACTTGGAATTACAGATATTACAAAGATAGTATTGACTCAGAACAATTACCCGGCGCTTGGCGAGCTATATTTGATTATTTTTATGATACAGCAAGACCACACACTCATCCATGGGAAATGTTGGGATTCTCAGAACAACCTGATTGGTGGGCAGATAGATATGGCTCAGCTCCATACACAGGCGGTAATCGGGTATTATGGGACGACTTAGAAAAAGGTTATGTATACTCCGGCAGCCGCGCTGGCTATGACAGCAGATTTGCTCGTCCGGGATTGAGTAAAATTATTCCGGTCGATGATCACGGTTTATTAAGACCCCCCAATGAATTTGCAGTTGCTGGCATTGACAGTAGTCATACCAATGCAAGTTATGCTGTTGGAAACCAAGGACCAGTTGAAACAGCTTGGCGTCGCAGCAGTGATTTTCCATATGCTATGCAACAAGCATTAGCATTGTCTTTCCCTGCGTTTTATTTTGGCACATTGATGAACATTGGCGAATACTATAAAAATACTGATCTAGATCAATATATTCTAACTACTAATCTTCAGAGAGTATCACCAACTACTACTGTTAATTTGAACGGCGATACTACCAGTGCTGTTATTAAACGGGCTGCAGGTTACTTGAATTGGATATCTGATTATCTAAGATACAACGGCATAGATCCAATAACTAAAATCAATAGTTATTTGCAATACGTATCAGTACAACTTGCCTATAAAATGGCTAGTTACACAGACTCAACAATGATTGAAGTAATTGCTGAACAAAGCAGTCCAACCAGTACCAATCAGGGAGTTGTGATACCAAATGAAAACTACACAATACAAATCAATAAATCTACTCCAACAAAGACCATTATTTACAGCGCAGTAATAGTTGAAAAAAGTGAAAATGGATATACTGTCAGCGGCTACGACGTAGACAATCCTTATTTTACTATTATACCGAGCTTAGCAAATAACAATTCTTATGCTATAAGTGTTCAAAATGAACGAGCAGTGATTTATAAAGAATATCAAAAATACAAAGTGGTTGTTCCTTATGGATTTGAATTTTCCAATAAACAACAATTGGTCGATTTTTTGGTAAGTTATGGCAGATATCTCACGGGATCAGGCATACAATTTACAGATTATGATTCTGATTTAACTGAACAGCGTGATTTTGTTTTAAGCAGCAAAGAGTTTCTAAGCTGGAGTCAACAAGGTTGGCCAATAGGCAGCGTGATAATTTTAAGCCCAATACTCAATATTATTCGTGTAAACAATACACAAGGTATAGTTGATAATGTGGAGAACGCTCCGGGTGCAAGTCGAGTACTTGATACTAACTTTAATTTCATAAAAAACAATCAGTTTACTGTACTCAGAGACGGTAATGTTTTCAAATTGACTGCTAACTTCACGCAAACTATTGCACTGGCGGTATTGGATGTAGTTGAATATGAGCATGTAATGATATTTGATAATACTACTGTATTCAATGACATCATTTATAAGCCAGAGTTAGGTAATAGACAATATAGAATGAAGTTAATCGGCAGCAAAACTGGCGGCTGGACTGGAGTATTAAACCCTGGTGGTTTTATCTATAACAGCCCATCGGTGCCAAACTGGCAGTCCGGAGTAGATTATAAAAAAGGTGCGTTGGTATCCTACAAAAATTTCTATTATGCTGCATTATCAGACATTGTTGCTACTCTAGATTTTGTTCCTGGACAATGGAGACAAATACCTACTAGTGAAATTAAAACAGGTTTGTTGCCTAACTTTTCATACAATGCAAGCAAATTTAATCAGTTTTTTGATCTAGACAATCCTTCTACTGAAGGAGGATTTGATGAGTTCTCGGACAGAGTGATTGGCTTTCAAGAACGACAATACATGACTGATTTTGGCATTGACAGGTCTATTCAAGCCAAGTTTTATCAAGGATTCATTAAAGAAAAAGGCACAATAAATGCAATAAATGCGTTTACAGCAGCTGGATTCAATGGAGTTACCAGCACTGTTAATTTATACGAAGATTGGGCAGTTCGTGTTGGTGAATATGGCGCACTAGAAAATAATAAGTTTGTTGAAATACAACTAGTTGAAGGTCAATACAGCAGTGATCCATTGTTAATAACATTGTTGCCAAACAATGGTTCTTCAGTAGATCAAATAATTGGCATAAAACCTGCTGATTTATATCGTACAGGTACAGGATATGAAGCAAATATCTTTTTAAATCGTGATGACCACAGCATTTATGAAAATGATATTCATACTGCTGGATATGTCAATGTAAATGACGTAGATACTACCATTTATGACATTGCCAATTATTCTAGTCTTTCGACAAAAATCAATTCAATGGGCATAGGATATAAAATATGGTGTGCCAAAGATTTTAATAATGATTGGAACGTTTATCGCCTTACTGAGACTGAAGGCAGTGTGGTTTCTTTGTCATACAGTGTGGATAATATTTCAACTGTAACCACTGACAAAAAAATATCAGTGGTATACGGTGATTTAGTTGTAATTAAAGGATTCGATCCGCGAGTTGATGGCGTGTATCAAGTTTACAGCGTCGAAAGTCCAACTAGATTTAACATCGTTACATTAGCAATAGCTACTACTATCAAGAATTTGCAGACTATAACTGGCAAAGGCTCAATATTTAAGTTCATCAGCAGTCGCGTTAAAACTGCAACTGATTTAAATTCTATTACACCGATTCGTGGGTGGATGAACAGCGATAAATTATGGGTTGACAATGATACCAACACAGGTACCTGGGCTGTTTATAACAAGACCGAACCCTGGACAGCAAATGTCAGTGATTTTAATGCCAACATGAAAATGTCTGCCAACGATTATGTTACAGACAGTGGATTTGGTTCAGTTACCACTATAAATCAAAGCGGCACATTCGCAGCAGCTGGCATGCCCGCGGCCAACAATGGCAGAGTGATGACTTTTGTATCAAATATAACCAACGGCAATACCTTTACCTTAGTAGCTAATATATCTTCTCAGAACAGTGGTGTGAGTAATTTTGGCGCAAGTCTAGATAGCTCAGGCAATATATTATACATAGGCGCTCCTGGAGATGGCTCCACACAATCTGGAAATGTGTTTGTTTATTTGTATTGGGCAGCAAATTCTTCATTTACTAAACTACAACAAATCAGCAGTCACTGGAGTCCAAACGTCGGCGATGCTTTTGGTCAAAGCATAAGTGCCAGCACCGACGGCAGATGGCTGTTTGTAGGTGCACCAAATAAAGGAAATGTGGAAGTATTTTATGCTAATACACTTCAATCTGCAGATCCAACTGTTGGTCCAATAACACAGTATACATATGCAAACACAATATCAAACAGCAGTGCTTCTAAGTTTGGTTATACTATCAAGACAACCAGTGATGCTAGCCAGACTATTATTAGTGCACCTTATGAAACAGTAAACGGCATTAGCTCGGCTGGTGCAGTTTATGTGTATGATAGAAGTATTGAAACATTCATTGCTAATACTAGTCAAAGTTATGCAACTTTGAATACCATTGATCCTCGATTTGTAAGAGTAACAATAGATAGCACGTACAAGCAAATCACCACTGATTATACTGTGTCTGGTAACGTGATCACGTTTACTTCTGCTCCAACAATAGGCAGCAAGATCAATGTTGAAACCAGCAAATTTCAATTTATGGAAAGAATTACAGCAGATAATCCTACCAGTGGTGCTGTATTTGGAATCACTTCCCACATAAGTGGCAATGATGCTGATATATTTGTATCAAGCCCAGGTTTCAGCGAAATAGGTTATTACAGCGGCATTGTTTATAGATTTGTCAATGAGGGTGCTGCCTACGGTGCTATTAGCAGCAGCAAGTATTCACCAACTGTTGCTATCGGAGATAGTATTAGACTCAATGGACAAATAGTTAAATTCTGGCAAACAGACGTTGCCAATGTTGCAGCAAATATCAACACTGCTGGCATAGCTGGTGTTACTGCTTCAGTTTCTGACGTAGGCATTCTAACTATTTCAAGCAATGTAGTAACCGCATATCAAAAATTAATTGTTGGTCCAGGTAATGGCACGGCTTTGAGAGATTTAGGACTTAATGTTTATCAATCGGCACAAACATTCAGACATCCTGTAAATGATCAGGTTGATAATTTTGGTGCACACGTACTCAGCAGTTATGATTCAAGAAAATTAATTATTGGCGCTACTGGAGGTACAACCTACAATACCATGGCATTGGATCAAAATATCACTACTTTTGATCAAGACAGCACAAATTTCCTAGATAGCATTTATGGTTCAGGTTCAGTGTATGTATACGGTTTAGTTGGCGGTGATTTGGCTGGACCAGCAGCAGATCAGTATGTGCTGGTGCAAAGATTGCAAAATAATAATCTACAGAACAATGATTTGTTTGGCAGTAGTCTGGCTATGAATGATCATACATTGCTTGTGGGTGCTCAAAATGATTCAGGCAACAAGATTATTGCAGATTCTGTAAGCGGATTACTGACTGCAGTGCCACGCACAGGCACATATTATGTTTATAATGATTTTTCAGGTAACGTTGGCTGGGATATTATTCATACTCAAGAACCTAGGGTTGATACACGCAGCATCACCAACTTCTATATCTATGACAAGACCAACAACAAAGTTCTTGCTCGCCTGGATCATATTGATCCAGCCAAAGGTCGTGTACTGGGTATTGCTGATCAAGACATAGACTATCGAACACCCTATGATCCAGCTATTTATAATTCTGCTGGTTCAACTGATGAAGCAGCAAATGAACTGTCAGTAAACGTAAACAGTCCGTGGGGAATGAATCAAGTTGGAAAAATTTGGTGGAATCTAGCTGCCATGCGTTATATTGATTATGAACAAGGTAGTTTGATTTACCGCCAAGCAACTTGGGGTGAACTATTCCCCGGCAGTGCGGTTGAAGTTTATGAATGGGTTGTCAGCGACTTGCCACCGAGCAGCTATAAAGGATCAGGTACTGCCAAATATCCAAATAATACTGCCTACGTAGTGGAAAGCTATGTTGATGAAGTCAGTAAAACAGTTCGCAGTCATTATTATTTCTGGGTTAGGGGAAAAACCACAATAGAACAGGATAGTAACAAGAGTAATAGTGTAGCTGCAATTGAAGAAATCATTTTAAATCCTGCAGCACAAGATATTCCGTATGTACAGGTTCTTCGTTCTGACACCATCAGCGTTCACGGTATCACTGATAAAATCACTGCCAATAATATTATTCTGCACATAAACTACGATACATTAAAAAATACAAATGTAATTCATAGTGAATATGCACTAATTCAAGAAGGCAGCGCCAGCAGTAAAATACCACCAAGATTTATTGATAAACTACGGGATAGTTTATCGGGAGTAGATAAAAATGGTAATCTAGTGCCCGATCCTGCTCTCAGCTTCCAAAATAAAATTGGCATTTACAACAGACCCAGACAGTCATTTTTTGTTGATAGATTTTTAGCGCTAAAGAACTGGATCGAATATATCAACAACATTTTTATCACTGTGCCAGTGATAGAAGAGTTCCGTATTGATCCTTTATATCAAGGTGAACCCCTGCCGTCAGATGAATTATATGATATTACCACTGACACTAAAACTGAATTAGATTATATAGATTTGACCAAGATAACAGCTGGCTATACTGTTTTAGTTATCAGTGATGAATATCAGCGTGGCATATGGGCATTGTATTCTTATTCAGGAAACACAACCAGTCCTTGGACATTAATTCGTAGTCAAAGTTATAATGTGCCTTTTTATTGGAGTAAGGTCGATTGGTATGACGGCACTTATGATTATACTGTAAAAACAGATTATGTAGTAGCCACATCAAATGATCTACTAAAGTTTTCAACGTTACAAGAAGGCAAAACGATCAAAGTTTTAAACAATGGTCGCGGTCAATTTGAAGTATACCGATACAATAACCAAGGTACACGAGACCTAGTAGGCATACAAAATGGCACCATTCAATTTAATTCAGATTTGTATGATTCAACTATTGATGCAACTACTGAAATCAGAATAATTTTTGATACGATTTTAAATGATATATTCATCAAGAGTTTGCAAGAAAATCTGAATCAGATGTTTTTCTTTATGATCAACTATGTGTTGACAGAACAAAAAGACATAGATTGGATATTCAAAACCAGCTTTGTGAGTGTGATTCACCAATTAAAGAAACTGGAGCAATTTCCAAATTATATTAGAGATAATCAAACTTACTATGAAAGCTACATAAATGAAGTAAAGCCTTACAGAACCAGTCTACGAGAATACGTACTTGATTATCAAGGCAATGATAATTTCGCTGGTGATATAACTGACTTTGACCTACCAAGCATTTACAACAGCAGCACTGGCACATACCATAGCCCAGATGGTTCACTAAGCACAGATGCTGAACAACTAGCTAATGCATCAGTTTATAGCCAATGGCAAAATAATCACACATATAGTATAAAAGAAGTACTAGTGACAAATGGTGGCGCAGGGGTACAAACTCCTATTATATCGTTGTTTCTAAATCCACCTGTAACACTACAAGTTGGCAATACAGTAACACAAAGCAGTAATACTGCAACTGGCACCGTTATCAGCAGTAGTGCAGACGGTATTTGCAATTTATTAAATGTTACTGGCACTTTTGACACAAGCAATTACATATATGATAACGGCGCAAACACATATTCAACTGTGAGTGCGCTGACTATCCTGTCTGATAATGGCTATTATCTAGAACCAACTGTCACTGTTGTCGGCGGAGGTGGCACTGGTGCAAATATCAGAGCAGTGATCAATGCAGATACCAATACTATTGAGAAATATCAAGTTATAGATCCTGGATATAATTTCTCCAGCATACCGGAAATATTGATAAACGGCGTAAGCACTGGTGCAGCTGGATATCCAGTGCTCACCGGACAGTATTATCTAGAAAGTATTCCAACAGTCAATTTAACTTTGGAAAGACCGGTAACAGTGTATACTGGAAATCTGATCGTGCAACCAAACACAAATGCATCAGGCACAGTTTATATCAATTCAAACAGCAGTATCATCACGCTTGTTGATGTTGTAGGAAAATTTGAAAGCAACTCATGGATCTTTTCAGAGTTTGCCAATTTGCAAGTTAGACCTGCGTTCGCTACAGACATAATATGGTTGAGTGGCAATGCCAATGTCTATATAGGAAATATCCTCACACAATCATCTGGCGGTTCTGCTATGCCTTGGGCTTCGGGCACAGTGATATCTAATGCTGTTGGAGTATATGAAAAAGAAGTCACCGGCTGGGTGACCAAAGTGCCGCTTTGGCAAGTCCAGGGTAGATTCTTTAGCAACACAAATGTATTCCGAGACGGAACAGATTTGGGGCTTTACTCAATGAGAACTATATCAACTGGTGATACATCACCAATGATATATTTTACTCAGACAGAAAACAAGAGTTATAACAAGGTTCGTTCATTTGATTCTGTTCTAAAATTTGACAGAGTTGGTTACAACACACAAGTTATAGATTGGCAGCCTAATACAACCGTTGCAGCTGGTACTATTGTGAGCTATGAAGGTATTGGATATCAAGCATTAACAGATGTTTACAGTTCAGCAATAATTAAACTCAGTGGCAATATTTCTGCCACTGCTGGTGCGTATGTTGGTCAAATAAATCAATCTGGAAATGCAAGACTTACGACCACTGTTGTCAGCAATAACACCATCACAGTGTCTAACATCAGCGGTACATTCTTTAAGAGAAATGGCAATATTACAATAAACAACGTTGATACATTGGCAAGACCGGTGCGAATAATCAACGTTTTTGATTATACCAAATACCAGCGAGTGCCAACTGAAAGCTTTGATAATGCCAATGACAGAATATGGGCTTGTTATCAACCTGATAACACAATGCGGACCAAGGACTTGAAAAAATTAGTGTACGGTATTGATTATCCAGGCGTTAAAGTACAGGGTGTGAAATTTGATGAACTTACCTCAACAACCAACACCACTGTTGTGCATACTGGCACTATTACTAACACGCTTAATGTGGTTGTGGATGATCTTACCAGACTTGTGAGTGATAATACAAATGTAATTAACTTTGTAGATTTACAATACAGCAGAGGCCAATACCTCACTGTTGTTAATAATGATGTGAATATTGTAAATCTCAGTGGTGCAGTAATTGTAAAACCAGGAGATTATATTAAACAAGGTGCAGCAAATGTCAAGGTACTGGCTCAATCAGCAAGCAATACAGTAACAGTCAGCACTGGCCTAAGTACCACAGGCGGTACTATCACTGTGTACAATCGAACCGTCAATACCGGTACTTTTGCATTGAGTTCAAATATAACCACTAACAGTGGCAATGTGCTCACTCAGCCAGTGACTGGTGCTACAGCAGTTGTGGCTATCAATGCGATTAACAGTAATTTAATAAGTGTGGTAAGTATCACTGGCACATTCTTGGCTAATGCATACATATATGACCAAGCAGCCAACACAACAGCTAAATTCTCATCATTGATACCATCATTTACATCTTTTTCAACATCATATGTGCCCACGAACATTGATAAAAACACAAACACAGTGTTGATTGAAGAAGTATCAGAAGGCAATTTGTATGTCACAGGCACACTGGATTATATTGCAGCAAACGCCAACGTAACATTAAATTACTACGATCAAAATAATCCTATCTTTTTAGACAGTATTATTCAAAGTGATTATGGATATCGGACTGCTGAAATTACATTGTCTGGAAATTTGACTGCTTCATACGGCAGCATTCTCGGACAAATAGGCAACGATGCAAGTGCTGTGATAAGAACAACGGTTGTAAATACCAGCTTTATTACTTTGCCAAATACATACGGTATTTTCAATACTGTATCTAATTTAACATTAGACGGCAACGACACAGGATTGACAGCCAGCAATGTTGCTATCATCACTGATACTCAAAGTGTTCTTGGTACACGAGTAGAAGATATTGTAGTTTCTGGCGGCGCATATTATGATACATTCAACAGTCATGCTCCTGAAGAACTTATACCGGGCATTACCTATGATACCATGGTCATGCGAGTCTACAGTAATATATACGCCAACACCACGTATCTAGCTCATGCAGTTGTGCATAACATGAGAGCTAATGTCAATTCTGCTGATAGCAAGCAATGGCCAAAATATTATAAAATTGATGCCAACACATTTACTCATAGCACGTTCTTGACAGCAAATCTACATATCACTGATTCAAATATATTTGTAGCAAATGCTGCATTGCTATCAGTTCCAAGCCCAAGTACTGCTACACCAGGCACTATACTGATCAATGGAGAAATTATTACCTACTACGAATTGGATACTGTGCACAATAGATTAGGTCAACTTCGTAGAGCAGTAAATGGCACTGGCGCACCTGCTGTACACTTGGCAGCTGCTTATGTTACACAACAAAACAAGTTCCTGTATTCAAACGCAGCAGTAATACAAGATTTAACAATCAGACCGCTGCCAGGGACACCACATAAAGATACATGGTACAATGCAGCAGCCAATCAAACATTGTATGTGACAGCCAGTGTCACTGTGAATGTTGGAAACGTAATCACACAAACTATCACAGGAGCAACTGGTGTGGTATCAGCTAATTCCACTGGCAATGTGATCACGCTTGTGAATAGCAGCGGTATATTTGATAGTAATGTCACAAATCATTATTATTTGTACAAAGACAGTGCAAACTTACATGTGTTGCCCGCCAATGCCATAAGCTTCTTGAGCGGCACAGGATTTGAAGGCAGTACTTCAAAAGAAGTCACATACCTAAAGAACATCAACACTTGACCATAAATATAAGATAAGAAGGTTATAAATACGTATTATGAATGATCTCAATAAAAAGTCTAACTCAAAACCTGATAAGCAGCACGATGAATTGGGCGGCATTTACGTTCAAGGCCATATCAAGATTTTTGATCCAGAATCTGCTGAAGTTTATGTAAACAAGCGCAATAGTATTCATTATGAAAATATTTCAGAAGCTATTGCTTATTCATTAGCCAATAAAGGTCAAAGTTATATCTACGAAATGCATTTCGGCAACGGCGGCACCAGCATTGACCCAACTGGTGTGATCAATTATCTACCAGCCAATACAAACACACAAAATGCAAATCTTTACAACCCAACTTATGCTAAAATAGTAGACAACAACGCCGCTGCAAACTTAAATCCGCTGTACAACAAGATGGAAATTAGACATGTGCCTGGCCAAGTGTACACAGATATTTTGGTATCATGTTTATTGGATTATGGCGAACCATCAGGACAGCAAGCATTTGACAACACCACCAATCTGAATGATACATATACCTTTGATGAACTAGGATTAAAAGCTCGCAGTACCGATGGATCCAGCGGACTTAGTACCACGGGAAAATTATTAACCCACGTTATATTTCATCCAGTTCAAAAAAGTTTGAACAGACTAATCCAAATTGACTACACGGTTAGAATACAAACACTGACCAACTTAAGCACCATAGGATAATAGACAATGGCAAATAGTTATACGATTAAAAACAGTAGAGGTCAACAAGTAGTTATTCTGTATGATGGTACTGCAGATGGCCCGGACGTAAATTCACCAAATAATAGTACCTCATTAAATCTCATTGGCAGAAATTATCCTAATTATGGGCAAATTCAAAATGAAAACTTTGTTAAGCTGCTGGAAAATTTTGCCCAAACTACAAGTAATCCACCTTCAAAACCTATAACCGGTCAATTATTCTACGATACTACTCTAAACAGATTAAAAGTCTATGATGGATCTGCTTTTAATTTAGTTACTGGTACAGCATTTACTGCTAGTGTCTCAGCACCAACTGGCGCAGCAGCTGGAGATCAATGGTGGGACACCACAAATGATCAATTTAAATCTTATAATGGTTCATCTTGGGTTACTGTAGGGCCATCTTTCAGTAAATTGAACGGCCAGGGTGGCTCAATACCTGATGTTAACAATAGCAATCCGATCCTCAAGATGTATGCTAATGGCAACTTGATAGCTGTTTTTAGCTGGGCTCTAGCGTTTACATTTGACACTATATCCCTCCCAGGATTCACGACCAGTGACGGAAAATTATATCCTGGATTGAATTTGAATACCAGCAACAATGGTATTTTGAACGGCACAGCTACCAATAGTCAAAAACTCAATAGTATCGCTGCTGCAAACTATGCGCGTAAAGATATTACTGAAACATTTGCAGCAAATATAAATATTGGCGGTTCAAGCGGTGGTTCAATTACCAGTGCATCCGGCGGCACAGGTGATATGACTGTGCGCAACATTGTTAATAATGCAGATTTGAGTTTTTATGTCAATGTATCCACAGTAAATACCCGAGCATTAAGAATCAATGGTGGTACTGGAGAAGTGACTTTGGCCGGTGCGCCTACCAGCACACTCGGTGCAGCTACCAAAGGTTATGTAGACACACAAATCAGTGGCTTAGGTTCAACATATGCAACTATTGCTAGCCCAACATTCACTGGTTCACCGAGTGCACCTACACCATCTAGCACGGACAACACTACATTAATAGCCACAACTGCATTTACGCAATCTGCTATAAGCAGTGCAACTAATGCAAAATGGCAAGGCAGCAGCAAAACAGTGAGCACTGGTACGCCAACTGGTGGTGCAGTAGGTGATTTTTGGTTTCAAATTTAAAGATATAGAACATGGCATTTAGCTCAAACTTAGGCACTATATATGTTAATGACCCAGTAACTGGCAATTGGAAACCTGTTAAAAAACTGTGGACTAAAACTAGCACTGGATGGCAGCCTGTGCAAAAAGCCTGGACTAAAATAGGAGTAGATACATGGGAACAGATTTATCCTACGCCTGCGGCAACTTTGACCACAAACGTAGCTAGTTTGACATTCAATGTTTATCAACATCACTCAGCGACTGCACAACCGATTATTATCACAAATACAGGCAATAACACTCTGACCATTACAAATGCAACCATAAGCATTAGTTCATATTATGGTTCTATTCTTACGCCAGATAGCAGTTATCCGATGACTATTTTGCCTGGACAGTCAAAATCTATCTTGGTAAATGTTACCGGATCATTGATCGGCTCAGATACCAGTAACGCAATAGTAATCACTGCTGATGTAGCTCCATATGGAACAAGCACTTTAACAATACCTTTAACAGTAAACGTTCTTGCTGAATATTCTGCCATATCTTTTGAAAATTCTATTACACCAGTGATCAGTAAAACAGTGCCATTGTCAATGTACTATGGTGATAGTTTGCCTTCAGCGACAATTACTCTTTATAACAACGGCAATGGAAAAACTGTTAATATATCATCCGTTACCAGTTCAAGTGGTGTGATAAATGTCAGTAGCTTTCCGTCTGCAATCAATTCTGGTAATACAGGAAGTGTGATTTTGACTGCAACAAGTCAAGCTGTTGGTACCCATAACGATACAATTACCATTATCAGCAATGATACTTCAAATCCAACATTAACAATCACTGTGAATTATACAGTGTCTGCTAAATTACCAAGTATTTCAGTAAGTCCACCATCGTTATCTGCTGCATATTATGATACGGACGCAACTGGGCCGACTCAAACAGTTACAATCTTAAATAAAGGCCAAGCGACGTTGACTATTAGCAGCATTTTATCTGCATCTAGTGGCAGTATTGCAGCTGTATCAGGTTTAACAATTAGTTCTATTGCAGCTGGTGGCACAGCTACGTTTAATGTAACCGGACAACCTTTGTTAGCTAACGCAACAGACACTATAACCATTAATAACAATGACACAACGAACGCAAGTATACAAATAAAAGTTTCATATACCGTCACGGTTAAACAAGCAGGAATTCAAGTTTATCCCTCAACTGTTACTCCAGCGGCTACAGCAATAGTAACAGCATTGTCAAACTGGACATTAGGCATAAACAATATACCAAAGGCCCAGGCCATGATCATAAAGAATACGTCCACTGGTCTTGCTGCTAAAAACTTGTCTATCACTAGTATTAATTCTAGTCAAGGCAAGTGTTCGTTTCTCGGGCCAAATAGCACAGCACTTGCTTTCCCTATCACAATTACTCCCGGTCAAACGTTTGCAGTAAGTGTACAGTTAGGCGATGATTATGTAACCACCGGTCAACAACAGATTGATACCATAATAATTAATAGTAATACTACTACGCCTACAGTCAGTACTTTAGCAGTGCCTGTTTATTATACTTACATACCAAAATATCCAAATATTTTTGTTTATCTAGATGGTAGCCCTGGTGTTGCTCTAACAGCAATAGATCTAGGCACAATTTACGCTGGCGATACGCCTACAGTGAGAACAGTATATATTAAAAATACTGAACTAAGCGCAGCTTCACTGAATGTCACTGGTATATCAAGTTTTGCTGGCTACACTTCAACCTTGGGCATTACTACACCAGTGTCAATAACATCGGGTGCAGTAAAGTCATTTCAGCTTACATTTGCTGGTTGGAGTTCACTTACTGCCAGCAGCAATAATTATACTGATACAATTAATATTGTAAGCGACGATCCTGATTCAGGCACTTATCAAATAGCTTTAAAAGGATTAGTTCAAAATAAACAAGGACATATTAAATTAGATAAAACATCGTATTCTCTTGTATTTGACGTTGATGATTCTACTCCGCCAACCACACAAGTTATTTTGACAAATGACGGTAATAAAACATTGAATATTACAGGGTTATCTTCAACTAATAGCAATTTTACTCTTGTTAGTCCGCCATCATTGCCAAAGTCATTGGGCATCGGAAGTTCTGTAACTTTAACTCTAAAAGCAGTGTCTGTTTCTGATGTTGGAAAATATACAGATTATCTAAAAATTGTAAGTGATGCTTCTAATGCAAATAATGGCTTGTACCAGGTCCCTGTGACAGTTATTGCTAAACAACCAGCAGCAACACATACTTTTACCTATAATTCAAGTGCATATACATTAACGCTACCATATTCTGTGATCGGACTAAAATTATTGGTAACTGGCGCAGGCGGCGGCGGTGGTAGTGCCACAGAATCTGGTAATGGCGGCGGTGGCGGCGGCGGCGGTGCAGGAGCGATATGGGGCAAAGTAACTTCTAATATCCCCAGTTATAATTATGCTGGAGATAAGACGACAGTGATACCTAAAAATACAAATATTACTGTCATAATTGGCAAAGGCGGAACTGCTCTTGCAGCATCGTCGTCTACTCGAGGAAAGAGTGCGAACCCAGGTGGATTTTCTAAAGTTGTTATACCGGCACCTACTGCAATAACAGTAGAAGTAAATGGTGGACTAGGCGGTATAGGCGCCACTCCTACCTCAGGTGGTACAGGCGGCACAGGCGGTTCAATATCAGTTCCGAAAGGATTGTATGGCAGTGCAGGCATTAACGGATTGGCTGGTCAGACAGGCACTGCTGATAATTCTAGCAGCGCTGGTGGATCTGGTGGTAGTGGATATATTATTAAATTTGCTGCCGGCACAATAGTGCACTCAACAATTTATCCTGCAGGAAATGCTTATACACTTGGTGATTTTTATGAACAATATTCCGGACTCGGTGGATATGGCGCAAATTCTGCCGATAGAACATCGCCTTATGAGTTCACTGGTGCAGACGGTGAAAATGGATTCGTTGCAATATCTTGGGATGCATACACTCCTCCTTAGTAAGAAATAGAAATAAATACATGAACATTTAGGAAATACTGAAATATGGCTTATAATCTCACCCTTACCAATGGCACTGCACTAATTACACTAGCAGATGGTGCAGTAGATATTTCAAAAACCAGCATAAGTTTAATAGGCAAAAACTATGCAGGTTACGGTCTGCTGATAAATGAAAATTTCATCAAGATGCTGGAAAACTTCAGTAAAACAACAGCTCCAGCAAATCCGCTTGTTGGCCAATTATGGTGGGATAATTTAAATAATATTCTTAAAGTTTATGTAAACAGCACTGTTGGATGGAAACCCATGTCCTTCAGTCAGACCGCAACAACTGCGCCTCTTAATCCAGCTGTTGGTGATATTTGGTGGGATTCACTCAATTCACTGTTGAAAATATATTCAGGTACCAGCAATGGTTGGGTAGCTATCGGCCCAGCTTCTAGTCTGGCTAGTCTGCCTACTACAATCACTGGCAATATACTCCAAGACAACACTGCGACAAATCATACTGTTGGCAATTTAATGGTTAACAACAAGCTCACAGCAATATTGAGCAGTGATACAACAGCGTTTACTTTATCAGGCAGCGCCACTATCGGCGGCTTGTCCACAATAAATCCTGGTTTAAATTTCACCACTACTTCAGAACCAAGCATGATAAGCTCACCTAACTTCAAGATGGGTGTGGCCAGTGGCAACGTAGTAATGAATTCACTGGCTGCAGCCAATGGAATTCGATTTGTGGTGTCACCGACTTTAGGCACTTCATTAGACGTTATCAAGATCAATGGTACCAGTGGTTTGATAGAGGTTGTTGGTAGTCCCACAACTTCTCTGGGTGTGGCAACCAAAGGATACACAGATGCTGCTGTAGTCACTGCAAACACAGCAATGAAAAGCTATGTTGATGATTCAAATGTGCGTCAGACCACATACACTTCGACTATTGTTACAACAGCTAATACCAACATGAAGTCTTACGTCGATAACGCACTCGTTGCTGCCAGCGCTGGTATAACAACAATCACATTGGCGTCAACAAACACTGGTCTAACAATCAATGGTGGCTCTACAGCAACAATAGCCACGCCATCAGGCGGAACTTTTACAATTGCTGGCACACTGCAAGCAGACAATGGTGGCACAGGCATAGGTTCATATACCGCCGGCGATATTTTATACTCAGGGTCCACTGGAACACCTACTGCACTAACAGCATTGGCTATTGGCACAAACGGTTACGTGTTGAAATCAACCGGTTCAGCACCAAGTTGGGTAGCACAAAGTTCACTTGCGGCCGGATCAGCAACAAATCTCGCCGGTGGAGCGTCTAATTCTTTGCCTTATCAAAGCGGTTCTGGTGCCACATCTTTCTTGGCTATCGGTACAACTGGTCAAATATTGACCGTTAGTGCAGGCGGTGCTCCTGTGTGGACTACACAAAGCGGTGTAGTAGTTACTTTGAGTGATGATACATCAACCAACACTACAATGTATCCTTTGTTTTGGAATACAACCTCTGGTACTACCGGCACAGTCAAAACATCAAGCACTAAACTTAATTACAATCCCAGCACTGGTAATTTAATTGCTACAACATTCTCTGGCTCTGGTGCATTTCTGACAAGTTTACCAGCAGCGCAACTCACTGGTACGATACCGTCAGCTGTATTGGGTGGCTCATCTCATTACATTGGCACAACATCTATTGCTTTAAACAGATCTAGTGCAAGTCAAACATTAACTGGCGTGAATATTGACGGCAGTGCAGGATCAGCGACAACAGCCACAACAGCAACTAATCTAGCCGGCGGTGGCGCAAATCGAATTCCATATCAAACTGGTTCTGGCGCTACATCTTTCTTGGCAGCGGGTACAAGTGGTTTGGTACTCTTATCTCAAGGTTCATCTTCAGCCCCTACATGGGGATCTGCTGGTGTTTCAGCTGGAGGTACAGGCAGTACATCAGTAGGAGCAGCCGGCACTATTGCTTACAGCACAGGCAGTGTTTATAGTTTTACTGCCAGTGCTGGCTCAAGCGGCCAAGTACTAACAAGCCAAGGTGGTAGTTCTGCTCCTACATGGTCAACCCCAGCAGTCGGCACAGTTACCGCAGTATCAGCATCAGTACCTCCTTTCTTGAATGTATCTGTATCACTTTCGACCACCACACCATCTATCGCTATTACATACAGTTCATCAGCTTTGCCTGTTAGTCAAGGCGGTACCGGCAGCTCGTCGTTGGATGGCGCAGATATAGTTTTAAAAAGTACTAGTCAGACAATTTCAGGTGCAAAAACTTTCAGTGGTACAGTGTCTTTGAATGGAACAACAACTACAACTACACAATTACGTTCTGATAATAGCACTAATGTTGCCACAACTGCTTTCGTTCAACCACAAACTTTAAGTGTAAGCACTGACACAACATTAACGAATGATGATATAAGAAAATGGATTGTTTGTACAGGCAACAACTTTACGATTACATTACCCGATCTTGCAACAGTGCCTTCAGGCGCAACTATTAAAATATATACAAATGGTCATGTTGGTATAACAGTAAAGGCGTTTGGTGCTTTTCAGGCGCTGCAGATTCCAGCGACTGCAGCAAGCGTTAACAGTTATTTAATACCTAATAATTATAATGGGCAAAACAATCTAGAACTGACTAAACTTACTGATAGCACTACTTGGTATCCGTTAGCTTCTTATGTTTTGCAGGGAAACCTAGATTATACAGCTTCGTCTGGATACGCGCAAATTACCAATGGTTTGCTTATTCAATGGGGAAGTTTAACAGCAGGCCTTGGTGGCACTGATGTTACCTTGCCCTTGGCATTT